CCATTACTTGCCACCCTTCAGAATGACTTTACACGCTGCTTGAAAAGACGGGGCTACATACTCAACAGCAGGACGTAGAAACGGTCTAGCCGGTACATGGTTGCCAGCCTTAGATATCCAGCCAAATTCCAGCGGTACTCCATACTTTGCTTCAACCACAACAAGATAAGACGTTGCAGTCAATGGTTTTGCCTTGATGCTTCCTGCCAGCGTCCCTGTATCGCTGTTAGGTGGAGTGCCTGGAGGGCTTGACCAGTGATCGCCGTATTGTCTGTATTTGCCGGAGTTCATGGCAATACTCTTGCTTGCTTCGCCTTGAATGTCCGCAGCAGCTTTGCCGACAACCTGAGACAACCTGCCAAGATTCTTCTGGTAGGCTTGCAGGTTTACCTGCTTCAGGCTGTAGCTCACCTTTATCACGGAGCCAGTACCTCAATCTCTAAAGGTCCAAAGCGTCGGACATCACTACCAACCGTGAAAGATACCGTTAGCCTGATGTTGGCAGATGTCGGATAAGCCGCAGGATTCAAAACAGACAAGATGCCTTGTGCGCTGTACTGCTTGGTGAGCGTCACGCTACCACCACCAAACGAATAACTGGATCCTGTAGCGATGTTGGTAAAGGTTGCACCAAGAGTTCCCGTAGTGATATCCACAGGGCTTCCCAGTTCGTCTACCAAGCGGACAACGTAGGAGTGCCAGTCTCCGACCCATGCGGAGACTTGCACGACCTGCTGAGGGTCTTCCGTCAAGTCAAAGATTATTGCCATCAAATATCCCTCACATAGATGCGCAGCGGTCCAAATATCTGCGTATCGCTTGCACCCGTTGTGCGTGTAATCGTTGCAGTGTAAGTGCCAGGTACGTTGGTCACCGTCGTATCAATCGTAAAGGTAGCACGTCCATCAGCTGCATAGGTTGCCGTACAGGAGTAAGTGTCAACCAGCGTAGCACCAGAGTTATAGACCTTAGCCGTAACCGTTGCAGAGGTGATATCAATCCCTGCCCCGTTGTTATCTACACACTGGATATCGATTCCGTGCTGTGCGCCCTTCTGAATGTCAAGCGGATCAGATGCCCCCAAGCCGTCCGCCCTAACTTCAAACGGGCCCATGCGAACAAGAGCGGCTGAGGTTACCGGGGTAACCAGTTCAGCGTTGACATACTGGCCGAACGTGCCTACCGTTGTGTGTCCTGAGCGTAGCTCGTCCCAGACATTACCTGCGATGTCTTGCACCTCATTATCGATGCCATTGACTACATTGTCGGTCTGATTGACCACACCGCCAAAGGTTGTAGCGTCGTTGTATCCAGAAGGTGAAGCACCCCACACAGCAGATGCCGTCTGTGCTTCCGTCAAGCCACCACTGCTCAGTTTGACCGTCATGACCGCACCGTTAGTACCAGAAGCACCACGTACAACAATCGTGACATCGTCAGCACCAGCAGCCAAAGCAGCATCAGGAAGGTCGAGTCTATAGACCCCCGGCATGTTGGTTGCATCTACCTCAGCAAAGCCACCAGCAGTCCACGCCTGAGCGATTGTACGGGCTACTAGAGGGATAGATACGCTTGCAGTCCTTGTGCGGTTGTATCGGGCTGTCAGACCGCTTGTGGAGGCTGTTAGACCTGTAGCACCTAGATACAGCTCGATGGACTGTGAGGTACTTCCGGGAGCGATTGTGATGGTCGAGGCGTTGCGCTCGGTTGGGAGATAAAAACCAGCTGTTGAGTTGCTGAAATATTCAATCGGACCCATAGTCGGTGTTGATGGAGCCAACCATGTCACACCGTAAAAGTCAGCTGTGTCGGAGTTCGTATTAATACCAGCGTTCTGCGATGCCGATGGAAAATGGTTGCTCCAGAATGGAAGATTACCCCAACCACTAACCCTCGATAGAGAAAAGTCTGGACTAACAAATGCCCTTGTTAATGAGCCTGTACCAGTTGCTACATTTGTTCGTTCTGTTGAGCAATTGAAGACATTGTAGGATTCAACAAAGTCACCTGTGCTATTTGACGATATGCCAGTTGTGCAATCAAAAATACAGTTTTGTATTGTCACTGGGAATGTTTGGCTTATTCTGTAAGTACTAAACGGACGTATGCCGGTGTTTGCTATAAATCGACAGTTAATTACTTTTACACCGCCAAATGTTGCCAATGTGCTATTACTGTCAATGCGTAAAGCCTGATTGGTAGTTGCGAATGTATTTTGATTAATAAATATGCTATTTCTAATCAAACTCTGTGAATCATACGATGAACCAGCTGCGTCTGAAGTAAGTGAACTCCAACCAAACATCACACAATCCTCAATCGTTGGTCCTCTACTTCCTGTCTTACAGAAAAAACTAAAAGCGAACGACTCACCAGATGACGTTGGAGCATAAAATGAACATCTTTGTATAATGTGATGTATGCCTCCAATGCTCGTTATCTGACCAAATCCGGGGCTACCAGCAGCAGTAAATCCAACGATAGACACATCTGTTAAAGTCAAATAATCTTTTTCAATAGTCAGAGTTTTACCGGCGGTCGTTGTAGTTGCCGCAGTGTAGTTTGTAATAACGACAGGTCCGGCAGTTACACCACTAAATAATGACGCTGTAGGGTTACCTGAAATAGTGACACGCTGGCCACTACTTGATGGGTTTGTAAACCCTCCTACGAATACACCACGATAAACCCCGGGAGCGATGTACAACGTATCACCGGGAGAAATACCTGTTGCACCTATTGCTTTGGTTATCGTCTGCCACGCTTGACCTATTGCAGGACCTGTACCAGCGTTGCTGTCACTACCATCTGTGCGAACGTAATAAGTAGCCATTATTCAGCCGTCCCCGCCACGATCTGTTGAGCCATAATCACTGCGAACTGTTGCACGATGCCATACTGAAACTGCTCATCCTGTTGAACCCACCAGATGTTTACAGACGTGCCATCCTGACCAAACGTGCCCAAGACATTGCCGTTGTCATCTTCGATGTCACCAAAGACACGCCAATCGGTAGACGGTGCAGGTTCTTTTTCAATCCTAAAGTTCTGGAGGTTCATTTGCCCACCTTCAGCGAGTTCGCATCAACACCCTTGAACGGCATCGTAAGGAATGCCAGCACAGATGACACCGCAGCGGAAACTCCAGCCGCTACCGCCTTGCTTCCATACAGTGCCATCACTGCGCCCAGCTCGGCGATGTCCTGCGCTTGTGCAGTACGGATGCCATCACCGAAAACGCTGGTGAAGGAAGCCACGAAAGCCACGATCACAACTACGACCAATCGCTTGATTGAAATTCCGCTCATGTTCTTCGTGCCTCCAATGCGCTTACCTTATTTTCCAATTTACCGAGTCTTTGTTCTATCAGGCGGACTTCTTGCCCTTGCCTATCGAGTGCAGACAGTATGCCAGCGTTTTGTACTTCAAGCTTTGCCAAGCGCACTTGCAATGCCACCCATGCAGATCCGATTGTGATGAGTGTTACAAATGCCTGTATGCCTATCTGGACCCAATTATCTAAACTCATGCCGTCCGCTCCACCAGCCCTACGTGCTGTACTAAAAGGTCGGTCTGTCCAAAGTCTGTACCGACCACATCGTAATACTTGGAATCGTCACCCGTGACGTAGACCCTATCGTGAGCCATCACATCAGCACCAACCGGAAGCGTAACACTCCACCCTGCTGATGGCTGGATGCCACCGCCTACAATGCTCTCTGTATCGCTTTGATTGGACAACCTGCCCTTGTAATCGGCAACCTTGCGCCACGTCTCAGTAACACCGCCCCTGCCGTCTTCGGTCAACGTGAAGCGGTGAACTTCGATAGGTGTCTGGCAGAGGTTACGAACCAAGCCAGCCTGAAGCGTGGCACGGAGAATCGGACTCATGCGAACACCACCGGACGGTATCGCTCTGCCATCTCAATGCAGTGCGCTTTGAGTTGGCTTAGTTTGACATCGCTTGTGCCTTCCTTGGCATCAATGTCAGAAGCACAGCGGGATGCTTTGATTAGCCATGCTTGGCGTGTAGCTGACCGGACATCATAACGCTCTACCTGCACTGGACCTTGGTCAACCCAAGTAAGTACCGGATCTGATGAACCATCCTCGATGCTAAATCCTTGGAACTGATATCCGGGATATGCCGGATAGTCTGGTTCAGTGCTATCGCTTGTCCCTGCAACACGGCATTCATACACACGACCGTTAGGGGTTACTGGTACAACACGGTCACCGACAGCATAAACCGTGCTAGCGGTCCATGTAGAGAACCGTGACAGGCCATCAAGGATAGACCCTATGTCAGTGGTGGACATCTGCGGATAGGACTGGGCATCGACAAACAAGGATACCTGTGCTATCGCCTCGGCTCGTGTCATCATGTCCTAAGTATCCCACACAGAGCCGTAGACTCAGACAACGCATTAGACAAAGAGAAAGCCCCCGGCAGTGATGCCGAGGGCTTGAGATAGAACCGGCTACGCTTAGGAAGCGTTGCTGGTTGCGAGGACGATGAGCGAACCCGGTACACGGGCAGAAGCCGTACCGGAAACGTTTCCAACGTCATGTGCGTTGAATGCGAAACGCTCGGTTGCCTTGTAGGTCAAAGCATCCTCAACGAACTTAACTTGGTCGCTGACTTCAACGGTCATCGCACGACGATCGCCGAAAGCAACACCCTTGCTCAAGTCACCGAGGATTGCAACAGGGGTTGTTGCAGCTGGAGCCTTAGGCATATTCTGAACCCACTCGATCGGGTAGCCGAACAGGGTAGGTGCTTGGGTGTAAGCATTCTGGATATCGAGGATAGCGTTTCCACCAAGGGCGATGAGCTTATCAGCAACGCCATTGAAGAACAGGTCTTTGTGCATGTACCACTTCGCATTGTCTGCATAGGTTGGAAGCTTTGCGACCATGGCTTGGAAGTTAGCCAATGTAAAGTTAGCAAACGATGCACCAGAGAGTGCAGCACCAACTACAACACCAGCGATGTTAGCCTTGGTCGCGTTCAAGCCGTAAACAGCCTGCAAGATACCCGTGATGGAGCCATATGTGCTGGTTCCGTCACCGTTGAAACAAGCGTTGTCCTCTTCCTTAGCAATGGCATAAGCCATATCACGGGCAAGAGCAGCACCGAGGTCGATTACCGTATCTTCGCCAAGTTCCTTGGATGCAATCGTAAGGACTGCAAGTTTCTTAGCTGCGAGCGATACTTGACCAAAGGTGATGTCAGATGCCGTGATTGCTGTTGCTTCACTTGCATAGTAGACCGTGGTCGATGCAGTAGCGGAAGGAACAAGCAAGGTATCCGAGGACATCGGGTAGATACGGGAGTTGCGACGAGCAACACCGTACATTTCACGGAGCCAGATAAGATCCGAGGAAACGATGTTTGGAACGGTGTAACCACCAGCACTGTCTGTGCCTTCGGTCTGTGACTTAAGGTGACCGTTGTCAGACAACCACTTGGTAGCAGACTTGACACCAGCCAAGTGGCGAGCGAACTGCCCAAACGTGTAAGCCTTCAGGTTCTTCTCATCAGCGGATCCGTTGAACGGGTTGCGCTGTACGTTAATGCCACCCTTCCAAGGCTGTGGGTTGACAGCAGGTGCAACTACAGGAGCGGAAGCACCAAGGCTCTTGATTGTCTCAATGCGCTCGTCAATGTTCTTTGCTTCGGCCATGATGGACTTGACTTGTGCGAGGTCACCTTCACCGGAAGCCAGCTCACGGGCTGTAGCAAGCAGGCTTTCCCGCTTTGCATTCAGTTGTTCGATATTCATAGTTGTGTTAGCAACTCCAGACGGGCCAGCAGTTCCTGGCGTTCGTCATTATCATGGGCTTTCGCCTCTACTACGAGATCCGGTTGCACTTCTGGCTGGTCTGCATCCCGCAGTGAATCCCAGACAACAGGGGCAAGGCGCTTTGCGCTTGACCGGCTAAGACCGACTGCATCCCGCAGCCGACGTTCGACAGACCGCAGTGATGCAGGCTGTACGCTTTTAATACCGTGCATGGCATACAAGCCCTTTGCACGTCTTGCAAACTCATCAATGATGGCATCCGCCATGGCTTGATCTGATACCGCTTCGATAGCCCCGCAGAGCGCATCGTAGTAGGCTTCCAGCCCTTCGTGTACCATCTCGCTCTCGGACTCATCAAAGACCGATACTGCGTATTCTTCCGGGGATTGTTCAGGCATAGGAGCCATTACCATCTCTTCTTCTTCCATCATAGGCTCCATGCCGTACATCTCCTCCAGGCTCTTGACACTGTTCCGGTATTCGGCAGGTGTAGGTGTGATGCTTGCCTCAGCGATACACCAGCGGGTAATCTCGCTTGCCTTGCCTACGCTCTTACGCTCGACCATATGACCGGCAGCACCAGACGAGTAGCCCATCTTGCCTTGCTTACAGAGCTTTGCGATCATCTCACCGTAGGAATCTGCCATGTCCAGCTGTGCTTCGTACCAGAGCCCGGTTTCGTCCATCTTGACGTAGCCAGTACCAATAGACTTCTTGCCTATAAATTTATCCATGCCGTGGTGATAATACACATTCAAAGGAACACGCTCACCAGCCTTGATCGGGAAACCAAAGTCTGTCTGAGGCGTGAAGTAATCACCCTCTAGGTCGGTTGCATCAGGGGAGCCAAAGCGCACAAGGTATCCTTTGACGCTTCCAAGGCGGTCACTCTTTATCGCATCACTGTAGACGGTTAGCAGGTCCATAGCGTAAGTATCCCACACACCCTATATGAGTACTTCAGACTGGTCTGCAAACTCTGGGATAACGTTTTTATACTCAACATTTATGTTCTTGTATTTTGATAATGCTTCCAGAACATCTACTTGTACTGGCAGAACGCTTACTTGAACACCTAAAGCATCTATAAGTTGTTGCATTAATTCTGGTTGATTCAATGGCTCTAAGTAACCATCAAAAAACAACTCTTGAGAATCGTATAGCAAGTTTGCAACCTGCCCACTGCTTGTTACTGTTGCGATGAGCATAGTACGTTATCCACCATAAATTTGAAGTACTCAAAATCACGCTCTGCAAAACCAAGAGGATCTTGCAATAAAAATTCAATGCCAACTGTCGGTACTTCCGCACCAATAGATGTTAAATCTGAAAAGACTAGACCAGCATAATCTCTTCCCCAATTGTCAACTTTTACAAATCCTTGAGGATGCAATGTTTCAATATCAGTGCGAGTTCTGTACCGATAAAAATCAGCTGTGGCTTTTCTTAATTTGGGATCATTGAAATCTAAATAATGTATAAATTCATGACTTATAACATCATTAAAAGTTTGTCTAAATTCACTGCCCGTTTTATTAATAGCAATTACATTGTGTTCACGAGAATACCAGCCACCAACACCTTGTCTACCTTTACCCTCAACAATAAATAATTGATTTGGTTTAATTCCTGTTGACACAGGGACAACTGGTTTAAGTGGTCTTTCGTCAATCCAAGAAGTGACTGCCTCCAATGATTTAACCCATGTTTGATGGTCACTTGATGATGCCGGTAATGTTTGATGTGTGCGTGTGTTAGATTTTTTTACTTGGTTCTTATACTCTTGACTACTTGTTGAAACATAATCAATTTTGATTGGTCGATCAGATTTCAATGCGTCGTACATTAACTCATTTCTATCATCGATTTCTAATCGAATTTTGTCTTGAGTATTTACAATTTCTTTTTGTAAAGCGATGTATTCAGGGTCAGTTAAATATGCAGCTTTGCCCAAAAATGCATCTAAATTAAATTCGCCATTGGATGTTCCTGATAGAACATCTGCTTTTTTATTTAATTCGTCAATTTTATTTTTTAGCTTTTCAATTTTTTCTTTAGAATCTTTACTTATTGACCTTAGTTTTTCACGAATGCTTTCTGCTGTTCTTCCAGTTTGTACTGGAACAATCTGCGGTTGTTCCATTGGTTTACTTATAACCGGAACAACTTGTTTTGGCGTTGATTGAGGAACAATAATTTTCGGCTCTTGTTTAGGTTGTGCAACGGTTGCTGGTGATGCAATAGGTTTAGGTTGTTCAACAGGCTTAGGTTGCGCATCAAGTGCAATAGGTTTAGGTTTAGGTGTTACTGGAGGCTTTGGCTTAGGCACCAATGGTTTAGTTGGAATTCCAAAATCACGCAATGGTTTAATGCGTGTTGTCGGCCCCCAATCACGATTAGGTACAACTTCCACCATTTCATTTAGTTTCATGCCGTTTAGATACATTTCGTATCTTTTACGTCCCATGATGGCAAACTTGTCTTCTCTGGTTAAACCTTCAAGAATACGATCGGGCGTTGCTACCGCTGGGCGTGTATCTGGGATGGAAGAATCCCCGGTTATCTCTGCCCAGGACATCGTTGCAGGAACCATGACACACCGGCAGTTAGGATGAGACGGCATGATTTCATCGGTCTTGTGCAGTGTGCCAGACAATGCCAGACAGGCCAGACATACTCGGCTATCTTGGGTGGCTTGCCGTCGGTATCCTTGAACCGCTGGGTTCTGCGTGTAGAGTTGCCGTTGTGCTTCTCTGGCACTCCGTATCATCTCAGTACGTGCTATCGTCTCTGCACGGCTCCTGCCGATGTCAGCTGCTTTCCGTACACGACGTGCTACCGTTCGTGGACCTTCACCAAGGCTGATGCCCTGCACAAGAGCCATCTGCATAGCGTCAGTGGTTACCTGCGGAATGGTTGCAAATAACTCACCCAGAGGGCTTCCATCACCCGAAAAACCGACAAAGGCTTGCAAGGATTCGTCTGGCAGTGCTGTCCATGAACTGCCGAGGCTAACTCCTGCCGGTTTACGACCAGCCGCCGTTTCAACCATGCCGATGCTTGCCTCATTCGCAAGGATGGCGCTTTCGAGTTGTCCATCGGCGGTTATCTGTGCCCCCTCGATGCTAAACTTTTTTAGGTTCCTGCCTAGTTCCTCGATATTGTCTATGATGCGCTGACGCATCCAGAGTATGGTTTGTGATGGTTCTTCGCCGTTTGCTTCACGCTCTGCTATCCGTCCCTCTAACGCTTCAAGCTCATCGATGCTTGCTTTTGTCGCTGCCTTGTATGCGCGTTGCATCCGTGAGATAGCCACGCCTTCACGCTCCAGCAGGTCGTTGCGAAACTTCTGGGAAGCGGCGTAGATTCTAGCCGTACCATCGTTTACTCGTTTGAGATGTAGTCCATCTCGTACCCGTAAAAAGGGTGCGACTTGTACACCACCCCCGGGGTGCAACAGTCAAGGCTCTTGCCTTCGCCCATGATCTGGTCACGCTTGGCTGTAGCCCATGCAAAGCCAGCATCACCGCCCCAAAGGTCCCACGCTACACGACCGGGACTAGGGAAGCCATCTTCTCCAGCGTTGAAGCCTTCAGCTTCCTTGTCTACTTCATGCCGTGAGAAAAAAGAATACATCCGTAGAATCGTGTCTTCGGATAGTTTCTCACCGCTCACGATCTGGTTAGCACGGGCAAGACCTACACGAGTCCCACCGTCCCTGCCTTCATCTTTCCAGCGCAAAGCACGTCGTGCTGCTTCGACCATGCCATTGTTAGGGATGTACTTTAGTGAGCGCACCGCTGGCTGTTCCTGCACGGTTGCTTGTGTCTCACCAATCTGTACAGGGATTGCTGTTGGATGTAGTTGCCCTTCATCTTCTGGGATGGCTTCAAGACCAGCAATGCGCTTGGCTTCTGCACGGTCAATGATGCCAGCCTTGTACAACTTCTCTGCACGATCGGCTTCAGCTGATAGGTCATCAGCCAGCGCCCTAACATTGTCAACGTTAAAGACGATGTAATCGCCTTCCTGCGTCTCTGGGTACTCTGGCAAAAGGTCAGCGGTTAAAGCGTCAGAGATGGTACGCAGTAGAGGCACCATGCCATCTTCCCACGCAGCTTGCTGGGCGCGCTCATAATTTGCATAGGTAGAACGTTCAAGACCAGAGCCAAGCCCCAAGACCATAGGGTTGATACCAAGAGCAGAACAGATACGCTCTTCCGGTACACGTCTCACGGAGTCTAGAGCAAGTTCGGAAGGTGTCAGGGAAACACGATCCATCTTGTAGGGGCCAGTCATTACAACGATGCCACCAGAACCATCACCGCTCAGGTCTTCGTGTAGCTGACGCTTTACTTGTCTTGCATCGTCCATGCTGAGGTCTACGCTTGCGTCCTTTGCATCTGGTCCAACGATAAGGCTAGGCATAGCACCGTTAGAAAGCAATCCCCAGGCTGTCGTGCTTGCCGTGTTATCGGTAGCAATCTCACGCAGTACAGCGGTAACCGGGGAGCGTCCAAGGCGGATATCGCTAGGCTCCCTGCCGTAGCGGATGTGGATGATGTCAGATACAGGGATATCAAAAGAACGACCGTCAGTGGTGTACACGTAGTGAGTTAGCGGGTTCGTACCGTTGCCTACAGGTCTAACCATGTCCTGCGGAAGGAACTGCAAAGCGGTGACAGTGCCACGGGTGGATGAGCGTATCTTCCGTATGTAGGTGTTGCCGAATAGTTTGTAGTCCTGCACAACCCATGCCCAGAACAAAGACCCCATAACCAGCGGATCTGGTTGTGCGATGAGCTGAAGGGCTGGATGCTCGATAGGCTCTGCCTGTTGCATATCGACCTTACGCATGACCTCTGGCGTAGCCTGTGCCCAGTTCCTGATGTACCAATCCATTGCGGAAGCCACAACACCGTTTAGCCCTAAGTCTCCTGCTATCCTTGCCCAGTCTTTGGTGCTACCCGGTAGGGCACGGCGCAGTAGTGTCTGCAACTGACCAGAGCCGTAGCCTGTCAGGTAGACATCACGAGACTGGGATAATGGTAACGGAAGCATTGCGGTAGGGTTCGCAGCTGCTTTGCGTCCTAGGAAGCGGTCAAAGATACCCATGCTCCTAGTATCCCACAGGACTACACTGCACCCCAACCACGCTTAGATCCGCACACCTGCCAAGCATAAGCCAGAGCATCCACCACGTCATCATGCCTACCAACCGGGAAGGATAACAGTTCATCCTCAAAGTAAGCCGGGAGCCCTTGGCAATGCATGACCTGTGATTGCTCGTAGCGGGCTTCTAAAGGCGCAAATCGGGTCACTTTGTCACGGTCTGGGCGGATGCCCCGGATAGGAAGTTTTGTACGCCGTAGAAGCTCCTGCACGACAGCCGCCTGATACTGCACCTGTTCAATGCCGATCATGCTAGGTTTCCACTTGTCCGCCATCGCTTCGATGAATCTAAGCACGGAAGCAAAGTCTGCCCTAGTGCGGTTGATGTCTCTAACGTATATCGTGCCATCTTCACCACGAGATACAACAGCCACCCCGGTGTAGTCGGCTTCGCTCTTAGTGCTGATGGCAAGGTCAACGCCGATGTAGGTTGGCAAGCCTTCTGGGCAATCACCGTATCGCAACCATTCCCGCTTGATACGAGCGCCCGCAGCATCGACAAACTCGGCCAAGTACTCCTGCCTAAACGCGATGCTCGGCAAGGACTCACCAGCCTTGTCTACTTCGGTTGGATCTATCCAAGGGTTAGCGGTGGTAGGCATCTGCCATGCCATCCAGTCCGGATCTGCACCAGCCATGCCGTATAGGGTTTTGAAATAATTAGAGCCTTTAGGCGTACTCAGGAAGAATGCATCGCCCTTGTAGTCTGTGAGTGTTGGGCGGATGGCTTCTGTCCAGGCTTGTTCTAGATGCCGAGCCATGGCGGCTTCATCTATGATTACCCGCTTGTACTTACGACCACGAGCAACCGTAGAAGGGTCATCAAGTGTCCAGTAATCAATCGCTGCCCCGGTTATCAGTTCGATGCGTGGAGCAGGAGTCTGCACAGCTCGCCGGATGACAGGCTGGTAGATACGCTTATGATCGTTGTATGCCTCTTCTAGGAGTCTATAGGTAGGCGCAAACCACGCGCAGGGAAGAGCATCTTTTAGAACCGGGTCACTTAGCAAGTTACCGCCGAGTGTTGTTTTTCCAAAGCGTCGACCTACTCAGCCACAGGCAAGGACGTTGTATCGCCTTGCCTGTGCCAGTATTACCTTTTGTCCTTCATGTGGTCGAGGAAGAACTAATCGAATGTCATGCATCTTTTGGATTTGTCCTGCTTATTACGCCGTCTTCTGGATACCTCGGATCGTAATAATCGTTTGGCTCACATTCGATAGGAGCATTGCCAATTATTTTGGTTGCATCCATAATTTCCCATTCCTTTTCAAACACATCAACAAAGAAGCATTCAAATAAGTGGCTTACGTCTTCATCATTAAAACATGGTTTGTGATATTCAGAAATTTTCGGAAATCGCTTTTCAAGAAAGTCATCTAGGTAGTAGTTCCACCATGACATTTCATTACCAGAACATTGTGTAAGTATAAACTGCTCTTCTGCCCAATCATTACATCGGACAGCACCGTATCTGTGGTTGCGTAAATACGCTAAAGCTTCAAGCCCTGTCATATCTAATCTCCTGTGGAACCTAACCCACCTGTACGCTCACTTACTGGGATATCGTCACCAACCACAAAGGGCGTAAAGACCAACTGCGCTATACGGTCTCCTGCCTCAATCACCCAGTCACCCTGCGTACGGTTATGCAGTAGCACCTTGATAGTGTCTGTATAGTCAGCATCAATAATGCCGGGAGCGTTGGCAACAGCAAGACCACGCAAGGCTAGACCAGACCGACTACAGACCAGAGCGCAAAGGTCAACAGGCATAGAAACATAAGTGCCCGTGTCAACCCCTACAGTAGCCCCAGCAGGTATCACGATGTCACCGGGTGAGCGTAGATCGTAACCCGCCGAGTACTTGGTGGCACGGGTAGGAATAACACCATGAAAACTAATCTTTACCATCTGCGTACTCCACGATTACCTTTACTGGGCTACCGTCTGCGCCAGTCTGCTCTACCCTGCTAGACCACTCTTGCTTGTGCTTTCGTTCTAGCCACCATGCAGCAGCCTGCCATGTTGTTTCAGAAGCATCACGAATAACGGAAACCATCTTGGCTTCGGCTTTGCCTTCTGCTTTTTCTACTGCTTCCGCAAATTCGGGATACGTCCTAAGCCAAAGGGCTAGGCTGTCCTGCGAAACATCGGCAACAGCACAGGAAGCCCTGCGGGTGTTACCACCTCGCAGAGCCTCTAGAATCTTCTCTACCGTTGCCGGTGTGTACTTTGTTGGTCTACCTGCTCCGGGTTGTGCTGGCATT